TGATGCGATTCGAAATCTTCAGTTTGCGGCTAGAAGCATCAGGTGGAACAATTTCACCAACAATACTTTCAACATAGTTCTTCAAGTCTTCATATGGTTTGCCATGCATCATTGGTAGAAAATCAGAATCAGTTAGCCCTTTGAAACGAAGATATGGTTTCATACCGTCATACTGAGATGATGCTTTCGATGAGCCATATAAACTTGTTGTTTCAAAGAGACAGGTATTCATGTCGTATTTCTTGTTGAGTTTCTCACGGACCCAATGTGAACAACAGATACCAGCAAGTAACTTTCCGCCAAGATAATTGAAACCAAAAGGTTGCGCTGGCACAATTACAAAGCCCATGATTGAGGTTTGATTGAATGCCTTTGATGCTTCTTTTGTTTGTGTGAAAACACCACCAAGCATTTCATTTCTTGGTTTCATATTAATGACTGGTGAACCAAGACGAATGAAACCAACCCACTTCTTTGTTTTCTTTTCTAGCACTGCTAAACGAAAACAACGACCGGGGATACTGGTCATATTTGAATGAGAAGAAATCATATTCAAATAAATGTCCCAAGTATCTTGAGGCAATTCAACCAGTTCAAAATCCATATCATTCGGATGCATGGTGAAATCAGAAAACAAATCTTCTTCAGGTCCCATGCCAGGCAAAGTAACAGGCCTGTCTGATAGTGAGTTTAGTTTTTGATCACGAATATAATCTTCGATACCGTTGAATCGGTCGAAGTATAGTGAAAAAACATTAGCGCAATGAACTGCTTGTTCTTTAGTTAATTTCATATCAAATGTTTTGCGAGAACCATACAACTAATCCAGGTCCAAATTGTGTTGAAACCAACCAGTGTGGGTAACAATTTTTTATTGCTAGCCCAAATCAAAGCTAAACTTGTGCCCAGTGTAAGAAAATATAACCACCACAGACTAATCCCAAAAATTAAACCTGGGATAATAATGACTGCTTTTGCTGCCCAACTTAAAAACTCCACGGTATTATAATCAGTCCAGTATTCTCTTTTGAACCACATACCATAACAGTTTTTAATGGCAGTAAATGTGCTATGCCTGTAAACAATTAATATTAATATTACAAAAACTGCATTTGCTACCAACAATTGCAGGTCACTCATACTTTAAACCCCTCAAATTTACGATTAAATTTACCTTCACGATTACCAAAAGTATTTAGCGGCGGCGTATCTTCTTGGCCAGAATCAATAATACCAGTCTGTGCCAATTGTTCAACATCATATAACTTCATCTTAGCACGGTCAACACCAACAACAAATCGTTTGTTTAGATTTGGATCACCAAATCGATTCTTCAATTGTTTGACCATAATTTGATTCAACTGTTCTAGTTCTTCAGTAGAAATCAAAGCGAACATAAAGTCAGCGGTTGCAGGCAGACCAAATGATTCTGAAGTATCTTCAAGACCAGGATCGGAGTTTGTATAACCAGACCGAGTTGTTTGTGTTGCTGAAACAATAGGCAGATTGAATTCTACAGCCAGACCACGAAGTTCTTCTGCGATTGCCTTGATATAAGAATAAGAATTGACATTTGCACCAGGTTTGATTCGTGCTGATGAACAGATATTCAAATAATCAATAAAGATAATTTGTGGTACAAAGTTCTTCTTCAGATGCAATTCATTCAACAGAGAACGAAAGTGTAGAGCATTTGCTGCAGCAGTTGGATACTCTTTGATAATCAACTTGCCATGTGTCTTTGTTCGAAGTGACTCAAACTTGCGGTCATATTCCATCTTTGTCATAACATGAAGGTCATTCATTGTCACATTCAAAAGATTGGCATCGATACGCTCAGCAATTCGTTCTTCTGCCATTTCAAGTGTGATGTAGAGAACATTTTGTCCTTGTGAAAGACAAGATGCGGCCACATGACACATAAACATAGACTTACCAACACCAGTACCAGCAAGGCAAATACTTAGAGTTTTGTTTGGCAGTCCACCCTTAGTAATTGTATTAAACAATTCTAAGTCGAATGATATCCTTGTTTCTTGTTTGTGGTAAAATTCAAAACGGGAGTCGTAGTCATTAATATAATCGTGGCCAATATGAGAATCAAAAGAAACGCCGAGCGCATTTGAGAGTAGTTTAGGGATTTCGCCTTTGTTTTTGTTTGTATTTTTAGAATCAAGTATTGACACCGATTCCATGATAGCATTATATATCGCTTTATCTTGACAAAACTTTTCTGTTTGTTCAATCAACCATTGTATTTCAGTTGGTTCATTCTTGTTTTGATTGATTTCATCAAGAAGACCAAGAGTATTCTTTAGTTCTGGTTCTGTAATAGTTTTTGCATCGCCAAGTTCAATCACCAACGATTCGTATGTTGGTAGTGTTTTATACTTGTGAACAAATTCTGAAACAAACTTAAAGAGAGTTCTATCTTTTGAATCAGAAAAATATTCTGTTTGAATAAAAGGCAGGACTTTTCGTGTATACTCCTCAGAATATATCAGGTTTTTCAGGATTGTTGTTTCGAGTCTCATCATTAGCATCAGCCATTAGTATTTGGGTTAACAGATCACCCATAATTGTATGAAAATTTTCGTTTGAGTTCAAGTCATCTATGTCGTGTTCGCCAGGAAAAACAACAGTATAACCGAAACTCAAACGAGCGACACCATTTTCTTCTACCACTCCTGCCTTATGGTAGTGGTAGATTACACCTTTAAACTCAGGTATCAACAGTTCAATGCCTGTAATGTCTGAGTTATTGAAGTTTATATAATTGTAATCTCTGCCTTCTTCAAGCATCTTCGGTTTCTTCCACCACTTCAGCTTGTCCCATAATGCTGCCATAAGTGATTTCATATTTCTTCCTTACGAATTCTTGAAAGGCTTCGTTATCAAGAATATCAGACCAAAACTCTTCAGTTTGTGTGTCGTTGTATCTTACTTTACTACCAACTTCGGCGGTTTCTTGGTTTACCTTTGCATACCAGCCGTTTGATGGCTTAACCACATGGCCGGATTCAAGTGCAATGTCAAGTAGACCAGACCACTTGTTAATACCACCATCAAAAGATACATTAACAGGTATTTTAGATTTTTCTTTGACATATCGTGATTTTTCTACATTGATGATAAAATTATAACCAGTAATTTCGGTGCCATCTTTTTCTTGTTGGCGACCAAGAATATAGATGTTGTCGGCTGAATAATATGAACCGGTACCACCACCAACAATATCTTTCGGGAACATGCCAATCTCTTTGTATGTGTGATTAACAACAACCATTGGAATATCTTTGAGTGTCAGATGTGGTGTGACCATACGGAACAAACTCTTCACTTGTTTGGCACGGCTCATGTCAGCGACAGACTTACCTTCAAGCGCATCTTCAACTTCTTTCTTAGATGCCAAGTTCCCTATAGAATCAAGTACGATGATGAGTTTATCACCACGATTCACTTCTTGTAACTGTTGCATAATATCAAACTTCAACTGTTCAATATCAGTTAGTGGTGTATGAATGACACGGTCCATATCAATGTCAAATGTTTCAAAATACTTAATAGGTGTACCGAACTCTGAGTCATAAAACAACAATGCTGCCTCAGGATATTTGTCCATGTAGGCTTTGGCCATCAAAAGACTAAAGGCAGTCTTAAAGTGTTTTGATGGACCTGCCCACATGGTAAGACCTGGTGCAAAGCCGCCATTCAAACTACCAGAGAAAGCAACATTGACCATAGGCACTTGTGTAGTGATTTGATCTTTGTCAGTAAAAAACTTCGACTTCGAAAGTATTGCGGTGTCTTTAATTGTGGAATTCTTCTTCAATTTTTCAAGAATGCTCATTTGATTCTCCAATCTTTATATAAACAATTTGTTCTTTAGGTATCAATTCTACACTATCAGTATGTCGTTTGTCAAGGCTTGTTTTTCGGTTTCGCCATGTTTGATTTGCCGCAATCAATAGAAGAACCGCCAATGGGTCAAAAACAAATATAATAACTAGAATTACGAGGCGTACAGCTTTATCTATGAAGTTTTCATCGTTCGTATTATAGAACAGCTCGGCGACATACTTAATAGGACCAATTTCTGCCGAGAGTTTGTTTTCTTCAGTCAATAACGGCAACTTTTCTTTTGTAATTTTTGCCAATTCATTTTGTGTATTTCGTATCTCTCTGTCAAGTCTAGCATTGTTCTTGTTTGGATCTTCTGATTGTTTCAGTAGATATGCCAATCGGTCTTTTGCCATCTTTTCCTGTGTAGATAGAATTTGTAACTGCACATTGTTTTGGCCAAGAACAACATTAGATTCTAAATGCGCTTTCGAAAGAAAACCAAAAATGCCCATGCTAGTAATTAACATGAGCAAAATGATTGCTACCATAAAATAGTAACGCATGATACGAACAGTTTGTTTCCAATTATTATACAACCAAGAAACTGTTACAAGTTTTGCGAGTTCTAAAGAAGAACCCATGATGATAATTGGCCAAAAAGAACCAGGAAATATTTGCGCTAAACCAATCACAGAATAAAATGCGGCGATACCCGAAAGAAGAATCGCCGTTATGAAAGGTAAAATGGCTTGTATCATGCAAAGAAGCTTTCTATTGAATTCTCCTTTTCAATTTTCCAGTTGATACAGTCTAAGATAATTTTCATTGGTTCGATAAATGACTTATCGAATTGTGTTTCATAATCAATATATTTTTGTAACTCAAATTCTTTTGGCAGTCTAACTGGAAAAGAAATTACAGAATCTTTAAAAGGATTCGGAGTTTTAAGATATGTGAATTTCAGTTTCTCGCCTTCTTGAATGAGAGGATACTTTTTAGTAAGTTTCTTCTCTTGCAAAAAGTGATTATATAGAATGGCACCTTTGACATGAATAGGTGTGCCCTTCTTATATAGGTTTGCCGAGTCTGAGTACTCACGAATGCCATTACAACCACGAGGGAATGAAATGTCTTCAACAGGCAATTTCTTAAACTCTTCTCTCAAGTTAAAGATAAAGTCTTGTACAGTTGACTCATCGGTATTGATGATAAGAGAAATAGTTTCTTTCATCTTCTCACGAATGATTGATGGTGTTGAAGATTTAACCACTTCAAGACCCATAATCTTCATGTCAGGTTCATCATACTGCACACCTTCGTTGTTGAATACATTGAGAACATAGCGTTTCTTGGCCGTCCAGAATCCTTTGTTTGAAAGACCTTCACGCTTCATTCTCATTTTTTGGGCATACGCATTAACATACGAAGCAAGTTCCTGATAACTTTCATTAATATAAGGTTGTATCTTATCCTCACAGACACGATCCATGAAGGAGATAACTTTAGAAGTTTCTGGTGAGCCCGTATACACTTTGTCAACGAGCCCACCAAGGCGGAGATAAATCGAATCTGTGTCCGAGGCGATAACATAATCTTGTCCGTTCGTCTTCAATAATTTGTTCATGTACAAATTGATTTTGTTTTCAATCCAACGAATAGACAACTGACCTGCCAGCGTAACACCCAAAGCCATTCTCAAATCGTAGAAACGAAAGTACTGAGAACCTAGAGCACCGTAAGCAGAGTTTAGAGAAACTTTCTTTGCGAGTTGCAGGTTGTTATAACGAGCAACTAACTTACCAATTTCTTCTTTCTTTCTTGGATCTTTCTCATCAATATATTCTTGTTTGCATTTAAGCATCAATTTCTTAAATTTCTTCCGATCTTCATACATTTCTTCAAGCATTTTTGGCAAGAAGCCTTGAATGTTGGTACGAAAGAACTGACCATTCGGTGTGATAGTTACATCTTTTATAGCGTTAGTTTTTACTTTTTGAGCCAGGAGATTTTCCACGGATACTCCATCCATAATGATTTTTCTCATTTCATCCGTGTATTCATCTCTCTCAACCAAAGTTTCGGGAGATATATTGTACATCATCATCAGGTGCGGATACAGACTATCTAAGTCAAATGAAGCCACCCAATTATGCATACCAACTTGAGGATCTTTTACATAGGCACCCTCAAACGCTGAATCTTTCTTCTGTATCTCTTTAGGCGGGACAACAATATTTTTCTCCAACAGATACGAATATATAAGCGAATCCCACATACGAGTTTGTGCAAATACATCTTCGTAGTTAGTTTTTGTGTCATAGGCTAGAGTTAAAGCTAGTTCGATAAGTTTTAGTTTGTCTTCAAGTTGTACGATAAGTTCCACATCTTTGATGTTATACTCAATAAATTTTTGATAGTTGAGCTTATACAACTGGTGGAGATTGTCGTATTCGTCATAGGATAATTTTGTTTCATCTAGTTCTACACTCGAAATATGATTAAGAGAATAAGATTCCTGTGACTTACCAGCAGGAGCATACCAACGATACAATTCAATGTAATCGAGAGCTGCAATACCGGTCATATTGTAAACCCTCTTTTGTTGGCCCTTATGCACAAAGGTTCTTTCCCAAACATTGTTCCAAGGTGAAAGTTTCTTGGTTTCATCTTCACCAAGAATACGATTGAAACGGTTTACCAGATATGGAATATCAAAGTAGTCGATGTTCCAACCGGAAACAACATCAGGATAATTATCTTGCCAGTCTTTCAGAAAGGTTTTACAAAGAGTCCATTCATCTTTACATTTTATATAGTTTTCATCACCTTGTTTTTCGTAATCACCACAACCATAAACTGTAATGCCACCATTTAATTGGCGAACGGCAATAGCTGTGATTGGTTCTGTTGCTTTATATGGGTCAGGAAAACCATTTTCAGAACCGACCTCAATGTCAATAATAACGATTGAAAGTTCTTTTATGTCCCAATCAATTGGTCCACGGTGTTCATCAGCAATGAAGGCATATTCATAACGGTCATTGCCATAAATTTTAAAGTTTTCTACACCATCATAACGCTTGATAAAATCACGAGCGTCCCGAATCGTTTCGAATCTCTTCGATTCAAGACTCTCCCCGAATAAAGTTTTCCAAGGTGTAACTTTATTTGAAGGCAAAAACAAAGTCGGCGAGTATTCAATTTTCTTGTTGACTCGCCGACCGTTGTTCACACCTCTATACAGAATATTGTTACCTTGTACGGAAATGTTTGTGTAATATTTCATTCAATAAGTATATCACATCTTTGGAAGAGCAGAGGCAATTTGAATGCGACTGAATAGTTGTCGGTAATTATCTTCGAGCTCTTGAACTGGATTGGAAATCATCAATACATCATTCATTGAGATTTTAAATCCGGTTTTGAACTCTTGTGCATATTCAACAAATGGCACAAACATCACACTTGAGGTGCTATCTTTACCAGGTTGAATTACCACTTGTAGTGGTTCTTTGATAGAAACAGTACTATCATCGGTACAATCCACATCACCAATTAGTGTGTGATTTGTTTTTAGTGTTACGAGTTTTATACTCATTGCAAGCTCACTTTCAAATCATAGGGAAAAACTCCCAAAGTTAACCATCTTTTTGGGAACAACATTTCCCTACCCTCAAAATCCCGCATATCATAATTTGGATCTTGAACATATCCAATCAACTCGACCACGCCATCAAAATCCCGAAGCACGAGGTCATACTTTTCTGCTCTAGGCAACTTGTGTTCAAAAGCCATCTTCTTTGCGAGTTCAC